TTATGCCTCATCAGGCATCATACCTAATAACATGGTGTGTAGCTCCATTAGGGCCATCTGGTTCATGGTATTTTCTTCTTCTGCTGCAGCCAGACGCTGCTTTAGCAAATCCAACTCTGAAGGTTCTTCAGGCTGCGGCTTGGTCAGCTCATCAATCTCTTCCTGGCTTAACCCTTCGATCCATAGTTCCGGAAACTCGGGACTTACATATTGAGGGGCCTCTTCCCTTCCTTCTTCAGGCAATTGAAGCCAGGCATCATATAGAGCTTGATACTCGGTTCGTACTGTCTCTTCCTCTCCGAGATATGCGTCCCATGCCTTCAGATCGAAATTCGGCCGAAACATGCCTGCAGGAACCGGCACGCCTACAATGTAGCCTGCAATCTCTGGTTCAGCCTCCTCCTCGTCTTCCGGTTCCTCAACTTGTTCTGGTGCTTCTGGATCGAATGCCGGAGGCTCAGGCTCGAAAAAAAAGGGGCGACACCGGAAAAGGCATCGTCCACCAACTCGTCCTCCAAATAGAGGCCGTCTGTATTTACTTTAGGTACGGCTTTCATTTGAATCCTCCTTTATTGTTAGACCAAGAATGAGATGCCTGATAAACTGAGCCAACCGTTATATCCTGAGCTGCAAACGACATTCCCATCGTTCCGCACATCTATTCTTCCATATCCTTGCGTGCTGCCGTCACTACTTTGACCGAGAAATACATTGGTCTTTGGCGGGATGTATTCTTTGGGCAACTTAAATATATATGCTCCACTACTAATTACTCCGCCCTTGATTAAGCCTTCAAGATGGACAAAACCCAAATTATCTTTATAAAAAGCAATAGGAGCATATGAACCGTCTCCATAATTTGTCCAGCCATTGAGCAACGTTGGATAAATCTTATTATAGGCAACGTCCTTCTCTGCCTTTTTCGACTCCACAACGCTAATACGTGCATTTGCTTGTTGAACGCCTTGTACCAAATCTGTAAGCAACGCCTTTTCGTTATCCGGGACCGATCCAACGAATGGAGCTAATGGAGATTTGTCCAACATCAAATACGTTACTGTGTACGCAGCTGACGGATCGAAAGACTCTTTTGTCGTATTAGCTCTTGATGTCCCATAAGAATCTACGGCATTATTGCTAATTGTCCATTTGTGATCTTGAACTCTGTTTCTATATATTGCGAGAATACTTCTTGCTTTGTTTTTGAGCAAAGAAGCAGGAACTTGCGTAAAGTTTATCTCTCTACGACCGCTAAGGTTCGGGTTACTATTTGCAGGAGTGGGACTGTACTCACGCAGCATAATCCCCGTCCCGACTTCGGCTTGGTTATTTCCCTCAATAAACGTCAATTGTCCTTCTGACGTGATTGGTTCAACAGTTGGTGTTGCAAGTTGATATACGAGTTGATATGGAACCCATGTATATGCCGTTCCCCCTGAAGGAGCTAATTGAGTAGGGATATTAGTTGTCCCGCCTAACATAGTCCCAGCATTAACAGCACCTGAGAAATTCGACGCACGATAAGACCAAGCTTTTGTACCAGTACCATTATATGGAGCTAATGATGTCGATTCATTTTGATACATAACCCATCCCATGAAATACGCCTTAATCTCATCGGCTGTCGGTGTGTATGAGTCTCCCCATCCGCTGTCTGCGTTGAAAATGGACAATAACCATCCAGATAAAGATGAGTAGTCATAAGAGTCCGCCATTGTCGCTGTATCAACTGTATTTAGCAATTTCCCGTCATACTTAGTTGTCCAAGATGTTCGGGCATTGCTTGATACATACGGAAGAGGCAACTGTCCTATTGGAATAAGTACACGTTTAAATCCTGTATAGTTATTAAGTAACGAATACGACAACGTGTCATTTAATAAGAACTTTGTCCACTTCTTAGCCTTGAAATATTGCCCATCCTTTTCGAACACTTCGTCAGCATTCGTCCCCGTTAATGGATCAGCGAATAAATCCGTTTGCAATGCGAGCATGGTGTCTTCACGCGGTTTGAACGGTTTTGGAGTTTTGCCAATAGTGAGCATCGGGTTTTTGAACGTGGCGTACTCGCCTTCAATGTTCGCTCTAAACAAAAAGTTAAGTTCCGTATTATTCCCACTGTTAAACGTATACGGAAGTTCAGTTCCCCAATATTTGGGCGGGTTAGGAACTTCTAAATTTAACGGGTATACGGAGGTGCTTACATTTGTAAATGTTTCTGCATTGAGTGTATAGTCGGTATTAGGGGTTACTCTGAATCTCAATACTGTGTACCCCGTATTTTCTTTGCCTAATGGGTTGATCCATTCATACGGCCCAGTTATATAATTGCTCACATTTACAAAGGATGATCCCATAAGTGGCGGTAACAAATTCTCTCCATATCGAATCGCATACGGATTTCGCACGGGTTGGACGCTATCGACGTAAGGATACTTAGCGATCAAGTCGGCATCAGGTGCAATATATTCGGCACTCTTTACCTTGAACAATCTTAATTCATTAATGTAAATAGTAGTAGCCGTCGCAGTGTCATTCCAAAAGTGAAGCCCCATCCCTCCTGTCGTTCCAAGATACCTAAACACTAATGTCTTCCACTCCGTGGTTACCTCTTGTCCTAAAACACTTCCCCGTGTGCCGAACAGCTCGGAGTGTAATAACGTCGATACATCTGCTTTTGCGTTCATAATGCCAATATAAAAAGCATCGTTTTCAAAAGTGAAATCGGTCACTCTAACAAGATCCTGCACTCCTCCTTTTCCGGTATTTGTAATTGTCAAAGTATTGTCCCCGTCAATCTTATTCCCAGCACTTACGGATATCGAGTGATTTCCATTAGATGCCATATTGGACAAGTCACCAAATCTACCTATACGCCCCAACAAATTCACCAACGTGCGGCCCTTCAATCCTTCCAACTTAAACGCCGAGGCACGTTCAGCATTAATAATCTGTAACCCTGGCTCCAGTGTCACAGATCTCCGCTTTTCCGTATCCAGCCGCTCCTGGATATTACTAACCTGTGCAGCCGTCTCTTCGGCCTTCTCCTCTACCTGCTCCGCAAAAGCATCAACTTTCTCCCAGTTCTGATCCAAATACTTGTCCAGATCAAAATAGGTCGTTGATGGCGAGCTGCGGTCAATCTTATTCAACCCAAGATTCGGTGTTTTCGGTTCATTCATTCTAAACTCCACCTCCTGAAAATTTATCCTGCCGGGTCTGTTCTATTTCATCCAACGTCATGTTCTCGACCTCAGCAATCGTCAAATACCGCAGGCGATATTCCACGGTCATATGTGCCGGTTTAATATCCTCAATCGCTGCCTTCAGATCGTCAAGGTTAGGCGGCAATCCCCATGTATCTATGAAGCGAATTCGGATCAGGTATTCCTCGGGTGAGACAGAAACCTCAATCCCGCCACTCTCATACGCCTGAGCCACATTTTTGAGCATCGAACCTGAGACTTTGCCGCTTCCTCGCATTTTGGAAATGATGACGGATCTCCGCTGTTCTTCCGGCTTGGCTGGATTCGTTGGAATTTGCAGATCCCGCTCATATCGCTCCAATGCCCAGGTTGCAGACTCCGGATAAAATTGGTCCAATACACCTTCCAAACCCGCCGCAAGCTTGTCCAGTTCTTCACCTTCGGTCTCCGTGAGCAACTGCATCTCCAGCACATTTTCATACAACGGGGGTAAAAGGGACATCAACACCTCAGCTTTACTCATGTGACCTTCACCGTCCCGAGAACGCCCACTGCACCGGGTGCAATCTCCAGATTGGACATGCCGCCATTCACCAACAAATCGCTATAATCGATTACAGGCGGGATATCCAGAATGACATTGGCAATTCGTGTCCAACGGACTAGCGGATCGGCAAATGCCAACTCTTTCAGATAGGCAGTGACACCCTCTTCAATCAGCGTTTTTACCCCCTCATACGTTGAGCCTGAAGCAAGTGCAACCTGCACCTCCACATCAATCGGTACTTCTTCTGCCCCCACCACCGTGACCACGGGGCCAATTGGAGCTGCTCCTTCGCCCATCCCATCCCGGGTTGGATCGATATAATCCTGTACTGCCTGAATCACCGCCTCGGCGGGTGCATGCATCTCATTGTTTAACAGCGCCACTTTTACCGTGCCCGGACCGTCCCACAGTGGAAAAGCTTTCGCTTTACCAACCCCCGAATTTTCCCGTGCCCATAGTTCATATTGATATTTATTGGCACTCGTTACCGGACGGGAGACTTTGTCCTGATATCGGTCATACAGAGCCTGATCTGTTTCCTCATCTTCACCTGGAACAAGCAGCTGGGTTAGTTCCGCTGTTGTCAGTCCGGCGATATAATCGATGGGCAGCAGCGCCCCTGTATATTCATTGCCTTCCGCTCCGGCAACCTCACATTGCAGCACATATTGCCCCGCTGCCATTCGTTCGACAGCCAGATACACCCGATCCCCTGTAGAAAAACGACTCCCCAATGGAATCTCAACCGGTTTCCCCCCGTTGTCCTTGAAGCTGCCGATCCAGCGTGCCTGGGTTGCCGCTTTCCGGGTAATGCCAGACCAGGCCACCGCTCGGTCCAAATACTCCCCGGAAGCTGTGTCCGCAAATTTCAGATTGGCGTTAATATCCAACTCAATGTACATCTGAGCCATTTCCACAGCGGCTGGCGCGAGCGCGTCATAGATAATGCTGCCTTCACGTTTATCCACTCCATCCGGTACTTTGTCCAGCATTCGCTCTAAAATGACCTCAAACGTCTGCTCTTCAACCATTCATGTTCACCTCCGTTTCTCCCCTGAAAGAGCCAAAATTGGTTTCCACGGTAAAAGACACCCGCACCCCATCCGCCTCATGAACAAAATCAAACTCCGTTACATCCGAAATGCGATCATCCGGAAGCAAAGCCTCCACAATCCAGCGCTCCAGTTCGGATTCCACCATGGATCTTCCGGCCACTCCCTCCCAGGACCATTCCATGCCGTAATCTGATGAGTAGATTAGATGCTCATAGCGGCGAGTGGACAATACCTTATACACGGCTTGTTTCACCGCCTCTTTACCGTCAAGCTGCAACCTTCCGATCCTCTGCCCAGAAGGCTGCAGTACATACGTCAGGCTTGGAACAACAGCCGGTTGTTGCTGTTCTTCTGCACTCATTTGTGCACCTTGTGGAATCATGTCTTCACCAACCGATCCAGCACAACGAAGCTGTCCCCACCTTGCACCCGGAGCAGCAGTACGTGGTCACCCACAGTCCAATTCTTTCTTGCTGCGGATTCCAGCATCACCAGAAAAGGCTCAGCCAATGTCAGCCGTTGTTCAACGGTAATCTCGAAGGGCTCTGTACTCGCCACTGTTCCGTACATGACCTGAACAGGGGCTTTGGCATCTACGGCGGCCACCGCCGCCTTTTTAATCACGTCCAGCATCATTTATCGTTACACCACCTTCAAATCCAGTGACATCGTGTGCACGCCCCCCTGTACCTTATGCGTACATTCGTCTACCAGAAAATATTGATTAATCTTCAGTTCCTCAATCTGAATATTGACATAACTGCCTGTCCTGACTTTGAAATCGCCCAGCGCATCCACTTTCAATGACCGAGTCTCGCGGTTACGCAACGTCATCAGGGTTTTCAGCATGGCATCGATCTGGCCTTCATTCAGGCCATCGTCCGCTTTTTGGTACAAAAAAAGCAGCCCCCATTGACGGATGCTGCCTGAGTCCTGATGGACGAACGTTTCTCTTTTTCCCGTATCCTTGTTGTCCCGATACAGCTTGATCTTGTTAAACGTCTGGTCGTCAATCGACCGGGTATAGCTGTAATCCGTAAGCAGACTGTTATCCCCAATAACAAAGCCGTAAGGCATCTCTTCCACATCCCGAAGCACAAGCTTGCCGAAGTCGTCGTAAAAGATATAGTTTTTACCGCCATAAATCAGCGTCCTGTCCAGTGCCTCACAGATCATGTCGATCAGCTTCTTGTTATCAAATAACATACGCGGAATGACGTATTTAGGCTGAATCAGATCCCCGATCTTCAATTGAAAGTCTGTTGCAATTCGTCTGATCACATCCGCAGCAGTTGCGTTAACGAACTGGTACGTCTGGTTCGCGGTCAGATAGCGAGTCTGGTCGTAGGCTTTGATTTTGACACTTTCGTCCTTGCCGCTGTCCACCGAGAAGATATACCCGAAAAATATCCCCACTTCGTTACTGACATACTTTACGACGTATCCATTCTCATATATGAACTTCGAATTCTGGAATAAGCTCCCCTTGATCAACGTGAATTCCAGAGTGGACGGCTTACCAATGCGGGAGGTTTTGTAGGTAATTTCGCCGGCAATCTCACTAATATCCCAGATGTTGCCCAGCTTATCATCCAGCCATAATTGCTCCTTCAACTTGCCCTGCTTGTTATCCAAACTGATCTGCTGCTGCATGTTCCCTCTCCTTTCACGGTAGCTTGATCACCAGGCCAATGGGGAGCTTCTTCAGTTGTGCATCCTTGATGCCGTTCAGCTTCTGCAGCTCTTTCCAGCGCGATCCATCTCCCAGATGGGCTTTGGCAACAGACCACAAAGAATCTCCGGCTTTGAGTGTGACGGTCTTGGCCTGGATTTTTTCATTGGGCCGGGAGGCTTTGGTTTTTGTTTTCGAGGCAGCAGTATCCTTATTGTCCTTGAGTGGCACTACTTTTTTGGCGGCATAGAAAATGAACTGCTTCAGCTTGATATCATACTGGATATCCCCCACCGTACCCGCTGTCTCCTTCCAGTCGAAGCTCTCAATGGAAACTGCCATGTTAATCGTGTACCTTGCACTGGAAAAGAAAAGTCTGACGGGTCTGCCCGTCTGCATCCAACGGATGATCTTTTTCACATATTCATACGGATCACGGTAATATTCCTTCTGTACTGCCGGATGACTTGCATCGTAATTCAGATGATACGGACTGTAGTCCGCGGGAAATATCCCGCTGAAACTGACCTCGCGCAGCTTCGGCGACTTAATCACGTTAATTTCACCCAAAGCGCTCACGTTAAACGTACTACCGTCTCCCGAATCCGAAAACTCAATGCTCTCTGGTGTCACCGGGAAAAACATGTATTCAGAGCGGTTATTAAAGCTTAGTTGAATATAATATTCCACTTATCCATACACCCCCTGGGCACTGGAGACGATCTGACTGTTCAGTCCATCGGTGATTTTGCTGATGATGCTGTCCACGTCATGTCCGCTGTTGATATCTCCGGTGGTGACCTGAACAGTTGGTGTCAAACTGACAAATCGCTGAATAGCCTGCATCTCTGCAAGCTCACGCATCAGTTTCAGATCTTCACTTGTTACATCCACCGTGCCATCCACGTCACCAATTTTATCGACCTGTCCGATATTGTTGATTTTGTTAATGTTACTCATATTGTTATTAGGGACCATTGCCGGAGCGGGTGCAGTTGGAATGGTTGGCATGGAAGGGGTTTTGGGTGTAAAGCCGCCAAAATTACCAGGTAAACTTGTTTCTTTGGAATCTGCTTTTGAACCCGTTGAAAAACCCGAAAGTAACTTCTCCGCCATCTCCGGTCCTTTTCCATACGCATCAGGATTGTACTGTCCATCCATTCTCATTGAATGGAATACATTTTGATCACTTTGCGGCTCCCATGACTCTAGCGTATCCATCCATTCCTTGGCAGTATTACTGCCAATTTTGATATCCGATGAGGACATCACCGTCAAGTTCATACCAAAAGTTTTATTGATAAAGGAGACAACACTCCCTATTGCACCTACAGCTTTATTAAGAAAATCCTCTATACCTAACATCACATTATAGAAGATCTGCAAAATGAACATGCCCAAATCATAGAATAGCTTTTGGATTGCATAGACAGGATCATTGAATAAATTAGCTATAAAATCTCCTAATATAGCAAAGAGGTTCCATATTGTTGCAACAACCACCCTGACTCTTTCAGCTAACATCATAAATGTACCAATAATCGCTCCCAATATCTCCGTACCTGATATCCCCATCAGATTCAGAATGCCAATAATTGCTGCAATTGCCGCTATTGCCAGAAGGATAGGCCAATTAAGCAGCAACCACGCAGCCACGAGACTGTAAACTTGCGCAATAACAAGAGCCAGAACAACTATAGCGAGAGCCATTAGTATAGGCTGTATAATATCCCAGTTTTGTTGTATCACACCTGCTAAAAATAATATCCCATCTACCAACATCGTCAGTGCATTTGCTGCTATCGTAAAAGCGTTGCTAATCCAATCAATAATGACGGTAAACTCTCCATTCGCAAATGCTTCGTTTAAACGATCCAGTAAAGGAGTTAAGGCAACAAGTGCCGCCTGCCCAACCTGACCCAGTACCCCATTGAACTGATTCACGAGTGCATTCCACTTCTGCAGTGGTGAGTCTAACATGGTATCAAAAGCCTGCTGGGTATAGCCTTGTTTTTGCAGAATAACATCAAGTTTTTGGATAAACCCATCCAAATCCGATGCTTCAATATTTTTCTGTAAGCCAGCTCCATTCAGCACTTCAGCAGGAAGGTTGAAGGACTTGGCAAGTTCACCGTTATTTCCGTTCATCGCAGCTACTAGTGCACTGGATGCATCCGAAACACTTTTCCCATCTGGAGAAAGCATGCTTAATCGTTTAGTCATATCTCTTAGTTGATCAACTTGATCCGTATTCTGGGCGTACGGGATGAATGATAATGCTCCCTTCAGAGCGTCAGTGACATTTTGTCCACTCCTAAAAGCTTCTGCCCGATACCGATTAAATATCGTCTCTCCTTGAGCATCATCACCAGTAGCAGCCATATAACGTTGCTTCAAATCCTCTTCCTGCGCCGCTGGAACAAGGACGGTTTGCCCTGCTGACTTGATCATACCGATCCAAGCTTTCACCCTCTGAGCACCTTCCGCAAATGAGGCATTTACTTTAGCCTGTTCTTCTGAGACACCTCGCAGTAGGTTACCTGCAAGCTGAATTCTGCTCAGATTTCCAGGATTAAAAACCGAGTTGATCACTACAGGCAGATTCTGAAATTGCTGAACCATTTTGTTTGACATCAGATATAATCTTGCAAACATGGCATACATTCATTTCTCCCTCCTTTCCCCTTTATTTCTTCCTTGCACGGTTTTTGGACCGCTCTTTCTTCTCTTCCTCCACCCGGATGGAGATCATGGCATATATAGCCGCACGTTCACGTATAGAGAATGCCATCAGCTCATGTGGGAGGATGTTCAATTCATGGAGAGCGTAATAAGCCAGATTGGCTTCCGAATCGCCCTCTTTAATTAGTTTTTTACGTCATCCACCAGTTCGTTCATGTCCTGATTGAAGCCGTTCAGCTTCTGGACCTGTTCGCCGAGTGCGGCAAATTCCCCAGGCAGCAGCATTTTCCGCAAAAGCGATTCCGCCCCCATCACGCCATATGAACGCTGAAGCTCTGCATTTTTTAAATCAGGATAGACCACGCTGGCGCTCATCAGGCGAGCCATATAATCATTCGCATCAATGTCGGGTGTGTAAACACCGTTCTTGCCCTTGATTTTACGAGTAGCAGCTTTTCGACATTCCTGGTTCTCGTCTTCGGTCATGCTGCGCAGTTTCCAGGCAACCGGTTCACCCTTCTCATCCTTGAAACGGGGAGATACGATAAACTCCTCTGTTGTATCCGCCGCTGCATTTTGCGCAAAAAACATACTTAATCCACTCATTGTCCATTCCTCCTCTAAAGTTAGGCTCCCCGCCGCAAGAAGCGGCGAAGAGCATGTGTAATGTACTGTTAATGTAATGCCCCTCTTCAAACGAAGAGAGATTGCAAACAAATTTGGACACGCCAAATAGCCCGTAACACAGGCAAGTTGAACAGGTTTCTTTTATAAACCTGATGCTAAAGTTGGACTCGTTATATATCTATGGCTAATATATTTGTCACTTCAAAAATCACTTCGGCAGATTAAACGATACAGGCATATCGACATCTTCAAAGGTAAAGCTCACTTCTTCCTCCAAAGCCTCGGCCTCGGTATCCAGGGATGCCATGATCACACTGTCGAGGTTGACGCCTTTAAGAGTCACGGTCTGTTTACCAATGGTAGACGAAGGATCTTCGTTGGTCACTTCAATGTCGAAATAGGTGTCCACACCATTTTGCATGTACTGGAGCATCAGCTCACGGAAACGGGATGTTGTATAAAAGATTGTCATAGAACCCGAGCCGGACCAACCGGTTGCTTTGTGCTGAACACCGCGACGACCCAGTGTTTTGACCTCCGCTTTTTGTTTCTCCACCGTTGCTTCCAGCGTCTTCACGTAGAACATCTCTTCCGTCTGTCCATTAATCGTTGCATATGCGCGGCCTTCCTGGCCGGAAATCGTATCGCTTGCTTTCAAAAATGCCATCTTAAACCACCTTCACTTTCATATATACTTTTTCAACGGAATCCACAGGTTGGACCTGAACCTCAATCACGATACTGTCCGTTTCATTTCCCGCAGTCACAGTGATATCTGTGTTGGAATCAAAGTTTTGAATGGCCCCGATGTCCTGCAGCTGCTTCAGGTAGGTAACACATTGGGAGCGAAACAGGCTGCGCCCATCTTCGTTGTTGTTCACTTTGCCGATGTAATAGGACTCAAAGATTCGTTTCATGTCATTGGCAATGCCATCGAGTACACGGACAACACGGTTTTTGGCAAAATGACGTGCTTTATCCGGTGTTACCGAACGGAACGTGTTCACATCTTGCTCTACAACTGCCCGGTTACTGCTTGCTGTAAAGACAAACTCACCATTACGCAAGGCTGCTTCTGTCTCGCTGTGTGTCAATCGACCATTCACATCTACAGCGTCGTCATAGGCACGGAAGGTCAGGGATTCATTCAGATTGGCCCCGGCTGTTGCTCCGGCTGTCCAAGGTACCGTTTGTTTGGGGGACAGGACGGTACCGTCTGCGAGCACAACGCCATTTTTAACGCTAATTACACCTTCGTGATCCGCAGCAGGATAATCTGCCAGCACTAATTGGACCTTCTTGCCCTCAGTATCGCGCAAACGCCTGATGTATGCAGAGTACACAGATTTGAGGGTAGCATCGTCGGAGATCAGTCCCACGGTGTTAAAATCCAGTACTTCCAGCTTGGATAGGAAATTGGTATGCTCCTGGTTCGTTGCCGTGCCGTCCAATCCACCTGTTAGTGGAAGTGAAGCTGTTGTTGTGAGGGCACCTTCGCCAGTGAAAGTAACATATGAGTTGGATTCCAGCTCTTCAATGGTTGAGACGGTTTGTTTATCCACTTCTTTAGTTGAAAGCAGCGTTGTAACATCGAACCGGTTCGGCTGATTGATATTCGCTGAGACCACAATCGCCAGATCATTCCCTCTCACGCCGCCGTGTTGGGCAGTAACCGTTAGTTCTCCCAGCGCGGCCTTGGCCTGTGTCCCTGCGTTCAAACGATATAGGAGCAATGTTTGTGCCCGTTTCAATGCCTCTCGAATCAGCAGCAGTTGAGGTGCTGTCCAATCATAGCCCAATTTGGCTTGTACATCTTCACCGGCCTGGATGGTCAGCATTGTACCTGCTTGTCCCCATGACAATGGAAGCGCCAAAGCCACCGTTCCCCGCTCCCCTACCGTACCTGGTAACGAGCCCTCTGATGCAAAATTCATATATACGCCAGGGCGTACCTTATTTTGAGTTGTCCATGTTCCTCCAGCCATTATTGTGCCTCCCCATTCATAAATTGTTTGATATGTTGCTGTGCTTCTTCTACTGTGTATGTCACATTCTCCCGCAGTACAGCTGCCAGAATGTCTTTCTCTATCCGGCTCAACTGCCGGGATTCAGCGAACTGAACTTTGCTGTATTTATGGTTAGTTTTCTGGTTGCTTTCCGGAGCATTAATTTCCGGCTCTTTCTTCGTAAACATCGCTAGTACGCCTCCCATTCCTTTCATGGTTATCCCCCATTTGGTTGTTATTCGTTAGCTGCTTTAAGTGTGGTGGGTCGCTGTTCCAGATGCTGCATGGTCGTAGCAGACTCTGACACTTTGGTCGTTCGCATGGTGTAGTACACCAGCATTCGCGGTGTGTTGTTCTCTGTCTCCCATCGCAGTTCCGTTGCTCGGTAGGGTGTTCCCTCTACATTGATCGTTTCCAATGCTTCAAAAAGTTCGTCTGGCAGGGTTGCCGGGATATTCTCTACATCTAGCCAGCGGATTTCAAAAGCATGAGATTGCACGAAGCGATCGCTGCGTTCCCTTGTGAGTTGAGCAGATAGCATGCGGTAGGCGATACCTTTTGAATCTGGGTCGGGACTTGCTGTGCCAGTTGCTGGGTGGATTGGGATGTTAGAGAAATGCTCTGTGAGCATGTTTGCGATGGCTGTGGTTAGTTGATTTGTGGTCATGGTTCACCTCCTTTTCATTTTCATATTACACACCTATTACATTCCAACTGACGGAAATATATTTTGCATTGTAGTGTTGTAAGTCGCTTACCCGAATCTTCAGGTTTTTACTAGAGATATCCCATGAGGCAGAGACGGAGTAATTAAATCTTGCTCCCGACCCTCCCCACAAACCAGTAGCAGATATGTTTCCGGAACTAAATGTACCTCGAGTTGAATCGTAAATTAAGCAAGCGCCACCACTAATGCTACCTGAGTCATAACTCCCACTATTTGTATAGCTTGCGCTTACACTAATATAAACAACTCTGGGTACAAATCCTGTTATATTAAGGTTTGTTACTTCCCTGCTGTATCCAACGGTATCATTCACTTCTACCGAACCGCTACCAGTGAGTATTTGTATATTAGAACTAATGCTATTAATTTTTGACGATAATTGATTGAAAGTATCGCTGCCTGTTGCTGCTACTCCCTTGCCAGTGATGGCGGCTGCGATTGCTGTTTTCCCATCACTGACAGATTGAAAAAGATCGATACTCCAGGCACCCCAAGTTCCATTATTGCAAATGCGCATATAGAACGTAGGAGAAGTGATTGAATCTAATCTAGATGCACGTTGAACGATGTATCCAACATTATCAGAATGAACCATAACCTCAATGTAATACCACTGAGTTGATATATTTCCTAAAGGTCCGTTTATCGGACCAAGACAGTTAAACATACCATTGTAGTTCAAGTTGTTGAGGTCGAATCCGTTAATAAGTCTTTGAACTCTACCATTATCACCGGATAGTTTATGTTTCTGCCATGTCTTCGAATCAACATAAGATTCAGCATCATTCAGCGCCGCCACCCTCGCATCCCTAACTGCCTTCTCCGTCGCAGCCACCGTCTCAGACGTGCCATCCGTCTTACTAGACAACTGTACCTTCCCCTTCTGCGTCAAAGACGCAGAAGGGATATCCATCTGGCTCACCGCTTCACGAAGCGTATCCAAATCGGCCTGTGTCGCGACACCTGCATCTATCTTTTCAAAAATCCCATTAATACTCTCCCGGGTTACGTTCTCGTTGCCCAAGGGAAGAGGTAACTTCAGTCGATCCGTTTCTTGTGGCATTACGCCCACACCTCCAGTTCATTCCACGTCAGGGACGCGGCGTCCAGTTCATCCCAGGTCATCTGTTTGTTGTCCAGATCGTCCCAGATCAGATAGCGATACTCATACTCCACGGCCATGTGGGCCGGTTTCAGTTCATCAATTGCACGTTTGAGATCATCAATATTGGGGGGAATGCCCATCGTATCTACAAAGCTCACCGTAAAGCTCCACGCCTCCGGTTGAAACGTCACATCCACCTTGCCTCCGGCGTACGCCTCAGCCACATTCGCAACAAGTCTTCCGGAAAATGTCCCGGCACCGCGCAGCTTCGACTCCACCACGGCACGTCGTTGCTCCACGGGTTTGAGGCGATCCGTCTCAAGGCCAAGCTCCTGCTCCCAGAAGTCCAGTCCCCACGTCGCCGTACGGACAAAAAACTGATCCAATGTCTCATCCAGTGCCTGATACAGCAGATCCATCTCAGTACCTTTGGACTGCATATCGGACTGCATGACACGGGAAGTTTCATAGTAACTTGGCAAATACGAGAACAGCTCTTTCCCCTTCGGGCTTGTAACCCTAGAAACCATAACTCCTAGCAAACTACTCATGGACATCCACCGCCCCTAGCACCGCCACCTGACTCGCTGTCATCTCGATATTCTGGTCGCTCACTCCGTTTACGGTCAGCTCCGAATAGTCGATAATCGGCGGAATGTCGAGCAAAATTGCTGCAATACGGGTGTAGCGCACAAGTGGATCGGCAAAAGCGAGCTGCTTCAGGTACGCGGTCACCCCGCGTTCGATCAATGCTCGGACATCCGACAAGGTTGCATCACTCGCCAGCGTCAGCTTCACCTCAATGTTCATGGGCACTTCCTCGGCAGGCATGACCGACACCACCGGACCTGCCGGGGCAACGCCTTCACCTTGACCATCCTGCGTCGGGTCCACGTACTTCTGCACGGCCGCCACCAGATCGCTGCCCGCAGCACGTTTGTCCGTATCCAGCAGATACAGTCCTACCGTGCCCGGCCCCTTCCATAACGGAATTACACGTGTTGCGCCAACACCAGGCACTTCACTGGCCCATTGCACATACTGTGCCTTGTTGCCGCTTGTCCCCTGGTTGCGGACTTTGGCATAAAAGCGTTCCAGCAGCGCCGTATCCGCCTCGATGTCCGCACCGCCTTTGATAACGTCCGTGTTCACCACAGACGCCACGCCACTTACCGGTGTAGACAGCACGGTCACGGTGCCAGCCGGCACATTGCTTTCTTTTCCGGCAACGAGCGCTCGTACACCAACTACTCCGAATCCATCTTCTCCAAGCTCTATACTCCCAACGGTCTCGTATTCCAGCGAAGCTTCCCCGGATACTTCATCCGCGAGCGTAGCTACAACTGTACCCGCCGGCACCGCTTTCCCCGGTGTACCCGTGAACTTCACCGTGCCTTGTGCCGCCACAGCTGCCCGCCGGGTAATACCATGCTCTCCAGCCCGCAGATCCAGCTCTTCCGAACGAAAATTCGGGTCACTGCTCGCAGCCGTACTGGCAAACCCTCGCCGAAGCAGCTCCTGCGCCCATAGCGCCGCCTCAGACAGCATAAACGCAACCGGAGCCTCCGCATCCCACAGAAACGATCCCTCCGATTTATCCAGATCCGCGGGCAAACGATCCAGCATGCGCTGCATTATCTGTTCCTCCGTCTGGTCCTCCAAATAACGCGGAATCTCAGCCATCCCGTCAGATCACCTCACTTTCCAGAATAAACATCTCTTCTTGTACACTCGCCACCCGGCATGAGAACATGCACTGCTCTAGATTCCAATCGAACGTGAACTGGTCTACCGAATCTGTGCGTGGATCAGCCAGCAGCGTCTCCGTTACCATTCGGGTAATCTCACTTTCCATCACACCCCGGCTGTCACCCTGACCCACCAGTTCTTCCAGCTCCGAGCCATAGTTCCGGGAGTAAATCACATGTCTGTACCGCGGCGTCTTCACCGCCTTGATGCACCACTGCACCCAGGCTTCCTGCGGACCTGCCGCAGCCACTTTGCCACTTGGGGTCAGCACAAAATCCCCCGCATCGTAATCGAATCGCCAGCTTCGTCCAAAGCGTACCTCTTCCGAAGCCGCACCCGACAGGTCCTCTTCATCTCCCCAGACCACACCCGTTTCCGGGAACAAACTAGGCATTCGCACTCACCACCTTACACAGCACCACAATGTCGTTACCGCCATTTACCCGCATCGCCAGCACACGGTCCCCAGCCTTCAAGCCTTTCCCCAGAGACCATACCGCTTCTTCCACTTCCTCTTCTTGTAAAAGAAACCTTCCCGTGCCCGTCGTTCCGCCGTTCCGCCACATCAGGTATCCCGGAGATCGCGCCAACAGCCTCGCGCTCCGGCAACCCAAGCGTGCCCGGCAGTTCGGCCACGAGATAGTCCTGCACTTCGTGCTTGAAATCATCCAGCTTCACGCCGGACGACGTCATTGTCCCCAGCACCGCGCCCATGCCGCTCACGGCCTGACGGGTATGCGTACTCATCGCGCCCCGCATGACCTCGGCAAAATGCCCATACGGATCTTCCTTATTCAAGGTAATACCTCCTTTTCACCAGCTCCGCCGTGCCCAGCTCCAGCGTCATCGTCCCAGGCCCGGCCGATAGGTCTCGGCTGACTGACATGACGATCAGCTTCAGGCCTTTAAGCAGTACCGCATCACCGGCGCGAATCGTGTTCACATCTGGCGCGGAGACGGTAAAGGTCTCCTGGATGCCTGTCAGCCGACTCTTCGCAAGCTTCTTGGCAGCCCCCGCCGTTTTGACCTGATCGTCCTCGATCAGCTTTTGCAAGGTGCCCAGTTCCTCCACACCATCCTGCTCAATCGCCAGCACTTTCGATGGAACTTCCTTGCCGCTGCTGGATTCCGATGCAGCCATGACTTTAACTTTGGTGACTGCCCCTTCCAGCGTACGCATCTGGGACAGATCGATTAGCCGATCCAGCTCGTACACCTTCACATTGCTGCCTACCTTGAACAGCTGCAGCCCGCCAGGCGTCATTCGGGGATGATACATGTCTCCGCCAGACTTGGCGGTTTCCTTCAGATCCGCAAACATCATCGAAAAGATCGTCTGCGATCGATACACCGCTTTGCCCAGCTTTGTTTTGGTGTCTGGCAGTGTTCCGTATGGAATCTTCCACTCTTTGGCGTACGTTTTGAGCCGCTGCGTGGCGGTTTGGTCTTTGGGCAGAAGAAACTCGTCTTCCGATTTTTCCAGATAGATCATCCGGTCGTACACCGTGAGAGACAGCCGCTTGGTGCCACTGTTCGAGCTTTCCACCTCCCAGATGACCGCAGGATGCAGCAGATGAACCATGGATTTTTCGCCAAAAGGAACCCCACTGATTCGCACCGCCATCCCCGGTGATATTGCAGGCAACCCGGAAGATGCCGACACTGCCAGCCGGATGTTCGCCTGATAGGCAATCTGATCGAGCGAATCCTTCAGCGTAATCGTCTCCACCAGCTTGGTAAGGTCATATTTGTCGTCCACAATAACCTTGTAGGTCATGGCATCACCAGCTTTTGTCCGGACTTGATCCGGTTCGGATTACTGCCAATGGTTTTCACATTGAGCTTGTAGATCTCGTTCCATTTGGAACTGCTGCCCAGCTCAAGCTTTGCAATTTTGGACAGAGAATCGCCAGATTTGACGGTGTACGTCTTACTGCTCTTTTTCAGATCGGTACGAGAACCCGACTTGCTCGCAGATGTTGCTGTACCGACCTTCTCCACTTTGGAATCCCGCCAGGTGCGCAGTGTAATGTCAAAATAAATGTCCTCACTCTCGCCGCCCCGAAAGGTCGTATTGTGCGAGATCAGATACACCGGCACGTTGACCCCTGTGTTGGAAATGATGAAACGAAGTGGTTTTTTGGATACGAGAAACGTATTCAGTATATTCATCGCCACCCGCGGATCAGGTACAGGCTCGTACATGCAGTAGGACGCGTCATATTCTTTTGGAAAAAAAGAAGAGAAGGTGATCTCCTTCACCTTCTCTCCCTGTGCAAAATCAAATTCGCCATACTCCAGCATATTGATCGTTTCGTACCCTTTGGACCTTGATATCGTGAGCTCTTCCGGCTTCACCGGGAATCGGAACGATGTCGTCCCGTCCTTCAGGGTGAATTCCATTTGGATTCCTTCCACGTTGTCTTTAATTACACTCATAACAGGCCTCCTTTCTGCTTAGGCCATAATGGTTTTACGGTTTTCCATCGCACGGCGGAACTCTCCCGAAATTCGCTGTCCAACTTGATGCGAGAGCGCATCGTAGTCGATGGCATTTTCACGGACAGTCACCTGCACAGCCCCTTGAGGCACGTTGACGGCGATCTGGTTGGTCGTTTCGGTTTTAAAATCCTTAAGGTAACCTGCCAGACTGCTCATCTGGTCTTCTGAAATTTGTACCGTCATCGTAGACGATTTGCCATTCGACTGAGAACCGTTACCGAGCGCCATTGCTTGGGACTGCATCACACTAGTTCCCATAAGAGCGGCAGTCGTGGATTGACTGCCCATGCTGTTCGTATAAGCCATAGGCCCGGTTATGGTGAGCGCAGATGGAATATAAGCCGGGGGCATCGAGGGACCACCAGTGGGTACTGGAGTTGGGTTAGCAACGGTTGTAGCTGAGACGGTTTTTTCTTCTTTTTTGGAACCAAAACCGAAGAAATCGGATATACCACTTACCATGCTCTTCGTTTTTTCAGAAACAAAATCGGCTGCAGTCGACAACGCTTTACCTGCACCTTCCGTAGCGTTGGACATAAAGTTTCCAATATCTTTGGCCTTGTCCCCGATCCAGCCTCCCGCGGAACTGCCGGCCCATCCACCTAATGCACCCCCAATATACGTGCCGATCCCAGGTAAAATAAAACTGCCAATGGCGCTACCAATCGCGGTACCAGCAGTTCCACCGATCATGGATCCGACTGCTCTGCCTCGTTCCTCAGGAGGTGCAGTGGCAACATTCGCTACATCGGCAAGCATGCTAATGGGTCCAAGAAGTTTACCCGCTCCCTTTGCGAGGCCCCCGCTCAGTTTGCTGAACAAACCATTGCCCGGAGACATATTGGACATTGGCGAACCTGAGGGAGCATTTGCGCTAAATCCGAACCGATTCGGATTCAGTTTTTGATCAAAGTCCACTTTCAGCTTCTTCTGTTCAGCGTCAGAGATGTTGGTTATGATTTTTTTCGCAGGATCAGAAGCAGGCGTTTTTGCAGTTCCAGTCGCACGTTCTTGGTAGGACTTGGAACCACTCTTGTAAGGACCTTTTTTTCCTCCCTCTGTTGCGGCTACAGTTTTAGCACTCCCACCACTTGCACTTTTGGTTTTGCCACCTTTAGCTCCGCCTTTTGAAAGCCTTCCTACCAAACTTCCGCCGGAGCAGCAGCAACATTGTGAAGTACTGCTTGAACTTGATTTCCCTTTGGATTTTTCATAGAAGAACTTAACACCTTTCCCAAACTTTCCGAGTAAGTCTGTTGCATTATTTAATGGATCAAGAAAATCATTACTTTTTTGTGCCATTTCCCGTATCCAACTAATTTCTTCTTCCTTCGGCGCGTTCTTTATCGTATTATTATTGCTCCCAATGTTCAGAGACAGCGAAGGCCCGCTCGATGCCGGACTCAGCTTCCCCATCGCCACTTCAACCTTTTGCTTCACCTCCACCGACACCGTTCCCGAAGCCTTCACCATCTGGTTTCGGAAACTATTCAGTTTCGCCAGTGCACGGTCCAATGCCGGACTTAATTGATCATCCAAACCGATCTTCGGTGTGATTCGCAGCCTGCTTAACCGAACAGCCGTACTATAGATGCTTTCCAGCCTGCGTCCGGTTGTTCTCAGTTCATTGTTCACTTTGATCAGACTCTGATATCGAACTCTGCCCAGACGCTCGGTCGAACGCTGAATCTGATCCAGATAACGGACGGTCGTACGCATCTCCGCGTTGGATTTGGATAAACCAACAATCATTTCTGCCATTCCTTTCACCTCCTGTCCAAACTAATTATCGATTCATCTGCGAAGTCAGCGCTGCCATCTCCTCTTCCGAGAACGCAATCAACAGCGAGCGTTCGCCTCGTGGTAGAGCCCAAAACTCTCCGGGACGAAGATGGTGACGAACCCACATGTGATACAGGAACGTAGTCATCCCGCCGGAGTGAATCAGTTTTTTAGGTCTTCAATCTCCACACCGAAGCCGGATAGCTCCAACACCTTGTCGCCTACAGCATCCAGTTCACCCGCAAGCAGCATGCGGCGAACCGCCTGTTCTCCACCGGACAGCTTCATACGGCCTGTGATACGGTTATCTCCCCATCCGGACAGTTCCAGACCGCGGACATTCATTTTCACCGTGGCTTCGGAGATCAGCAGTGCGTTAAAGGTTTCGGTATCTACCTTCTCCTCGGTACGTCCTTTTGTCGTTTTACGGATAGTACAGCGTTCGCGAATCTGATCCACTTTGGAGGACGTCAGTCCACGCAGGGTCAACAGCAGATCCAGGCGCTGAATGCGCACATTTTCTTCCGGCAAACGTTCTGCTGCTTCAAACAGCTGATCCAGAATCTGTTCTTCAGACATGTTTTCATTCATACTCATAGGGTGCAGTCTCCTTCTCATTTCACAATTGGATAACTCATCTCAACAATTAGGGACAACAAATAGACCGAGATTCCTCAGCCTGCATGTGTGCCCCTATTTTGTTAAGTCAACTTGCTCATCTGCTCGATCAGACAAATTTCATTATGGATTCAGTCCAGATCTTAGTTGGCAACAATCGGATTCAACAGTTCAAATCCTTCAAACGTAAAACCTGTTTCCTCCGGTACTTCCTCACCCGCTGTCCAGTTTGCGAGCTGAATTTTGTCCACCATGCAGCCTTTCAGCAGAACACTCTCATGTCCATACGACTCTGGATCGTCCAGTTTCGAGATGATTTGGAACTTGGTAAACCCGCGCTGGATCATGTCCGAAGTAACCTTATAACCTGTCATTGTGCCTGTTCCTTTTTTCGCACCATTTTTGTGAACTTTCCAGTCATTGCCGACCAGATTCAGCTCACGTTTTTCAATTTCCACACTGGCTTCCAGCTTGTTAATATTCGTCTGCCACACCCCATCCATATGCAGCTGACCATGGGTACCGAGAATAACTCTTGATGCATCCAACATGTACAATTCCTCCTTGGGATCTTTTCAAATGAAAAAACGAATTCAACTCATAACTAACTAAGGAAAGCTCTCGCCCTGCTCTTCTACACTACTTATTGCACGTAAAATGTACCAAACAACTGCTCCATCACATCGGTCAGCTTCACATTCCACTGCAGGAATACCTGATCTGCCTCCGGTTTCAGGATCGGGGCTGCGCCATAATAGGCTGGGTCGAGAATGACATCATATCCCTCAGCCTCAATCACATTGCTCTGTGCAAGCAGCGCAAGATAGGCCTTCATTGCACCGATCAGCGCCTGGCGACCCTCCTCGGTATTGTTTACTTTCCCGATATACGTATCTTCTGCAGAACGCTGCAAGTCTGTGTTAATCGCATCCATCACACGAATGGAACGGATTTTTTTCCACGCATTATTTTGCCCGGCAGCAGGGGTCACGAGTGTGTTTACACCGCGAAGCGCCTTCACCTGGCGGCCATCATGGAAGAAAATAAATACGCCATTCTGTACTGCCTGCTCCTGTTCTGCACGAGTCCAGCGACGAGTGACGTCATCGAACGGAGTAGGTGCATATGTTGTGGATTCATTCAGACGTTGTCCAGCGATGAGACCCGCGACATAAGCGGATGTTTCCGCTGAACTGTAGTACGCATCCCCTAGACGCACACCGGTACCCACATTGATCACACCTTCGTGATTCAAAGTCAGTGAACGTGTAGCAGCCTTCTGAGCAGCAGCTGCAGACGTATCATCTGCAATGGAACCGCCAAATACAGCCATAACCGGTTTACCTTCACTGCGTACACGTTTCACCCAAGCCGCGAAGCTTGCCAGCATAGGCACATCTGCCGAATGATCCAATGCCAATACATCGAATTGCTCGCCTTCCAGCGCACCCTGCACAGCAATATACTCCGCGTTGGTCAGGTCATCATTACCGCTGGCACCACCTTTGAAAGCCGCACCCGACACGGTGGCAACCACACCCGTACCATCGCCAATCGCTTGAGCCGTTACCCACTCATTGCGCTCATCCTCATTGATCTGTTTGGCTAGAGATGCTGCCGAGATATCCGCGGTCAGGAGTGCATACAGCATCCGATTCCCTTCAAAAAGACGCACTTCATGCTTCGTGTTATCAATTACACCCGGCTGAATGGTGACATAGAATCCGTTCGCACGATCTCCCGGATACTTGGCATCCAGCTGCAGTACGTCCGCATCGCTGCTGTCCTTCAACGTTAGACTGGCTGCTTTTGCCGTGGCACCTGCTACCCGATAGGCCAGCAGCTTTTTCGGACCACCCAGCAGAGCGAGCTTCAAGGAAGTATAGGCTGTCCCATTATCCAGCGTATGTGCGGAGAAAATACGTTCAATCGCCGCTTCGCTTCCGACTTCTACGAAGGTTCCCACCGGCCCCCAGTTCGCCTTGATCGGAACGACAACCGTTCCCCGATTGCCAGCCTGAATGGCTGAAGATGCTGCCGCCTGAAAATTCATATATAAGCCCGGAAGGACCGGACGATTCGTTTGCTCCCATGTTCCGCCTGCCATTATACCTTCACCTTCGCTTTCATAAATTGGTTGATTCGTACTTGCGTTTCCTCAATGGAAAACGTCTGCTGCGCTGCTTCGTACAGCGCACCATGCAGCACCTCTGCCTTAACGGCAAAGAGGGCTTCCGCATGATTCATCAGTTCCGCCCGCGTATATTGCGGGTCAGCCTGTTTGCTTTTTTTCGCGGTGCTTGCCATTGCCATTCACCTCATCTTTAAGTTACGGATGCTTTTCCAACCTCGGGACAGTTCCTTGCCATTCCTGACTATTCGATTCCCTTACTGTGATGAATCTCGCGGATCAATGGCACATCCGTCCCCGGACGACGAATTCGCTGCTGCAGCGTCAGACGAATCTGCCCGTTCAGGTAGGCATCTGCCTGCATATCAGCTGAAGCTTCCTCCACCGTCAGGTACCGGGTATTCTCTGTTTTCGCCAGAGCAATACGGGGCTGTACAGCCAGTTGTTCGACCAGACGTGTAACGGTATGACGGGTGACGCCTTCACCTGCAGCAACAACATGTCCCGTAAACTGCTTTCGTATCTCCAGCGCCGAAGTGCCGGCTGCAGCTGAGCTGTAACCCGTCAATCTCCACAGCACGGAAGGTGTCTCATAACCTCCGGGCCAGACGTCAGCATACACGGACCATTCGGAACCAAGCGCTGACTGTGTCCAGTCCTGAAGCGCAGCCATCCAGGAATCCGGTGTACCTGGAGCAGTATGGTCATTGGTGGATTCAGGAATATACATCCCGAACCGCAGACTTCGCGTCATCATGCCTGATCCGGTGTCCACCCGGTCGCAGTCGGATGAACCGAAATAGATGCAGGTAAACGCTGCACCATTCTCATCCTCCAGCCGCACCTGATGAAGTCCTTTTACCAGCTCCGCAGACCACGTTTCCAGCTGTTCTGCTCCTCCATCTTCCGGGCGAACGTACGGAGAGATTTTAATAATTCGTCGGTACCCTGCCCAAGCAGACTTTGGTACTTCTTCAGCAAAGGCGACGACCGCACAAGGCCCTGTCAGAACCTCACCCTGTGCAGGCACATCCAGCACCCGGCCATCCCATGCCGGAACGAGTGCTGCAAGCTTTTGCTTCAGCGTCTGTCTCACAGCCACACTCATTTGGTTTGTCCCTGTAACTGTAATGTTTGTTTCACTTTGGATAGACACATTCATCTCGCCCCCTTCAGCTGCACGTTTGTCATCTGCTCGCATGATGCAGCGGCCATGCGGCAGCCCATGACTCCCCCTTGATCTCAGTGACTGAGTAAATGATAAATACCGAGATCAATGCCGGACACGATTCACCGCATCAAAAAGACCGGCCTCTTGGCCGGTCTGTACATAAGCGTATGAGCTTTCGGTGTGTGTCCGTTTGCGATTGATCCGATAATACAATCTTACACCCTTTTCTCCCTAGCGCGGACGGTGAATCGGTTGACTTCAGTGTGGTTTAAGGCGTATCTTGGGCGGAAAAAAGACGAGTCCACGTTTCTCACAATATCAGATGAACTGAAACATTTACACGAGAACGGAGGGTGCAGAATCAGTCTGGAGAAGCAGAGCGGTCGCGTTTATCACCGGATTTTTCCCTTTAGAGAAGGGAATCACCAAAAGCCGGGGATAACAGTGATCGTAAGATGGTTCTGCAATCGTAGTGGTCTAGTGTAAAGTTTATAGGTCACATTATTTCAACGTAACTTGCGGACTCAACGTAATTTCAAATGCACGTCCCCAGATGAAATCCGGATTGGCATAGTCGAGTGCAGCACTGCAATATTTCGCATACAACACATCACAGTCGCGGATTTGCTTGATCGCCACATTACCTTGGGCAAAGGCTGTTTTGCTTGCGAGACCCGCGGTGTACGTCTGCATTAGATCCCGAAGCAGTGTTTGCAGGTGAGCATAATCTTCCTCGGAATTGAACAGCACCATATTCTGGTCCGCAAGGGTAGCCACATTGGTATAGAGCGCATGAGCTCTGGAGTACGTGCGGATATCCGCGATCGCTACAGCTTTATAGTAGTAGTCTTTCAGGAACCGTTTGAACAGCAATGATCCATGCGCATCAACAGCTTCGTGAAGAGCAGAAGCGCGTTTTTCTGTGGTGACAAAAGCATATCGGGATTGTCCCATGCCTACCGCAAGGCCAATCTTGTTCCCCGGTGTATTCCAGGCGCTGTAACCCAGTACCCGGCCGGTGTACGGACTGTTCAGCAGGGCTTCCGCTACATCCACATTCGCTGGTCCTTTTCCGACAAAATCAATCAGCACCGCCGGCAATCCTTGCTCACTAATGCTCGTCAGCCGTTCAACCGCGGCTTGGACCTGATCCAGCGCCGTAATCGCAATAATCTCGATATCCACACCTGGTTTTGGTCCCGGCTTTCCTGAGGGCCCGTTGGTCATGCGATCCACTTCCGAGGACATGTCAAGCGAAGTGGTTCCCTCAGCATCTCCTGGGTAAGCCGCATCCGCTACCAGCACCCCGCCTACAATATCAATATGGCGAGCTACATTCTCGTGAACGTCCATATACTCATAGGTATTAATAATTGTGGAGCCGTGAGGGCCATAATAATTTACAGCGTAACGTGTTTTTGCGCCGCCTCGCAGCAGCTGATTCGCCATCCGCGCGACAAGGGCATGACCGAGACCGTCCGCATCCGGAAGGATGATGGCCCGTTCGGGATTTTGTCCGTCAGTTCCCCCCAGCCATTCTTTAATTCGTGCTTCAACATAGTTAATCTCGTTAATCTGAACCCCCTGTGTATTCGCATCGTCGACACCTACAGCAAGGAAATCAATGTATCCTTTGCGGGCCAACTGATCCAGAATGTACAGGTTTGTTTTGAACTTGTGCTGTCTGGTGTTGTAGTACTGCTCTTTGTTGAAGAAAGTCGTTTCACCATACTCCACACCATCTGGCGACAGGTTGTAGCCGTTAATAATGTCCTCAAACTCGGTATAAGCCTGACGCGGCTGCTGCATGAGTGCACGGGACTCGTTGTAGGCGTCAAGCGCAAGGCCGTCTGCAAATGAAGTGGTCGCCAGACGCATTACCGTATCCATGACATATACCGGTTTGCGTGGATATTTCTCCTTGATGACTTGAATCACATTGAGCAGACGCGTCGTTTCTTCATCGTAGTTCGGGTAGGCGTCTCCTCCGTCTTCCCGAAGCTGACGACTGCCAATCAAACCGCCGTAGGCCAGCATATCAGACGAGATAATGAATCCATCGACTTGAGCAGCATGCTGCAGAATAAACGTATAAATGTTGGTCGGGATACCATACGTAGGTGCAGATGTGCCGAGCAGTGTTGTGCCTTCTGTCGTTTTTTCCGAATCGAGACGGTTTTGAATATCACCCAGGTTCGGCGTAACGATATGGATGCCTGCTGCCTTCCCTTGAACAATGACGTCATCCAAGTTAGCCGGGCGGTCATCCAGTGGAACATACAATACGGTTTTCAT